GAACAAAATACGGCTTTTTCGGTTGCTCAAAGTGCAGAAAAGTGGGACACGATACAACAAGAAAAAAATACATTCCCTTATCTGCAATATATAACAGTAGAAGACGATTTAGTAAGACCTTTACATGCAAGTTGGGACGGTATAATTAAGCCTGTTGATGACCCTTTTTGGTCAACAAGGTATCCTCCAAATGACTGGAATTGTCGTTGTAGAGTGTTACAACTTAGGAAAGCAAAACCGACAAATTTAAAAACACATTTAAACAAGTATAATAATTCAGTTCCGAAAAAACAGCAAGTCAAAAGTTTAAAAAACACAAGCAAAACTTTTGCAATGAATCCGGCACAAACAAAAGAAATATTTAACAAAGAACATCCTTACTCAATTATGCCGAAAAACTGGAAAATAGCACAGCAGAATAATTTTGGTTTTACCCCACCGAGTGATAACATAATAAGAAAAAAAATGTAACATGGCTTTTACTTTTAACATCCCCGGAACCGTTCTAAGCGGTGGCGATTTACTTTATAATATTCCGATAGGATTAAGTCCTTTAGGTACTGTTATTGTAGATGATATAACATTTCCGGCAGGCAGATATGAAGATAAAAACGGCAATTTAATTGAGTTTAAAGAAATATCTTTACAATCGGTACAAGTTACTGTTAATCAAGCTAAAAACATAGTTAAAACAAAAGTATCGGGCAGAGAATCAAGTATTAAGACATTCATGAGTAATAGCGATTATTCTATAAGTGTAACTGGTGTTTTATCTGAGCTGTTTGATGTTTTTCCTTATGACCAAATAAATCGCTTAAACAAAGTTGAATCTGCGCCGATTTCTGTAAAAATAATCAATAAATTTTTAAATTCAATTTTCGGTATATTTGATGTTGTAATTACAGATTATCATACTTCAACAATCCCAGGCTCTGGTAATTCCGTAAATTTCAGTTTAACAATGTTAAGTGAGAAACCATTTAATTATAAAGATTTTGAAATATTATTATAATGAAATTAATCAAAAAAGGCGAGATTAAAATAGAACAACTGATAACCGACTTTAATCGGTTAAAAAAAATATTGCCTGTTGAACTTGGTAATATTACAGAAAAACATTTTATTTTAGGCTTTAGCAAAGGCGGAGGACAAACGGATGCTGGGAAGTGGCAAAAGAGAAAAAAGGAACGTAAAGCAGATACACATACGAAAAGAGGCAAGAAAAGGAAAAGAACTTTAAAAAGGGGCATTTTGATATTAACAGGAGCTTTACGTAGTGATATTCAAAGACGACAAACTTCATTTAATAAAACAGTAATCGGAACGAATAACATAGCTTATGCTGACATCCATAATAGCGGTTTGGACGGTTTAGCATGGGGTCGGCATCCTTTTAAAATGCCAAAACGTGAATTTATCGGACATTCAAAGAAGCTCACAGCAAAGCATTTAAGAATTATTAGAAGAGAATTAAGAAAAATAAAACCTTAAAAAATGAGCATAAAGGGACAATTATATAAATTTATAAAAAACATTATCATTGGTGGAGCTTTTACCGATAATTTAGATAATATATTTACTGAAAGCGGAATTCCTGCAATTAAAGAATTTGAGTTTTGGAACAGTCAATTGACTGATTATGAGAATAAAGACAATATATTCTTACCTGCTTTATTCTTTGAATTTAACGAAATTTCTACTCAAAAGAGTAATTTAAGCAGTTCAATGACTGATAGTTATTTCTCATCAAAAGACACTGTAAACTTTACACTACATTTAATAACAGATAAACCAAGTGCAGAAAATAGAGAAAATGATTATTTGGATATGCTTGATTTAGCCGAAGTAATATTTTCAAAAATTCAAGGAAAAGGGTTTTCAAATTGCATAGAAATTGTAAAAAGTGGCGAAGTTTACGATAGTAATTCAGGAGTTTTACAAGATTGGCAAATTAGTTTCGATGCTATTATAACAAACACTGGATTAAACGTTTCTGAGAATGCAAACGATATTGGTATTAATCCTTATGCGCCGGTTGAACAACTTATTACTGTTGTTATTGATAGTTAAATTTGTTTATTTAAAATATTATTATTATCTTTGGTTTTTCATAATAAAATTTTTTTTGATTAGTAATGGTTTATTTTCAAAAAACAGCATTTACTGGGCGTGTGTGCTGTTTTTTTTATGCAATAAACTTTTTTTATCGCATTTTTTTTGTTATTAAATATTTTTTTTGTATTATTGCAAACAATAGACGGTTTATTGTTATTATATGATACAAAAATATTCAGTATATATATTTGCATTCACGAACATTAATAAGTGTTTTAAATATATTTATTCACTAAAAATAAACAAATGAAAAATTTAATTAGATTCTTAACGGCATTCTTACTACTCTTTGTCTTGTCTTTTGCGAGTTCGAGTGCTGAAAATTCACAGCTAAAGACAGATTATGACATGATAAGCGTTTATGACGTTCCTATATTGTCGATTGAAATATTGAATTTGCCGGTAATCGGAATTTTACAATTAGAAGATAAGGATGAGGGCACGGTGTATGTATTAATTTGTCATTATTTAAAATTAGATAATAACATTAATCTTGATTATAAAACGATTATTCAGCTACGAAATTATAAAATATCTATAAAAGAGAGGCAATCTGATTTGTGTAGATTTACAAATAGTAATATTCTACCTATCTGATACGACAATTTAATAAACTTATTTTTAAACCGATTTTTAACAAGGTCGGTTTTTTTATGCAATAAACTTTTTTTATCGCATTTTTTTTGTTATTAAATATTTTTTTTGTATTATTGCAAACAATAGACGGTTTATTGTTATTATATGATACAAAAATATTCAGTACTGCAACGATGTTGCTGTTCGGGCAAATCGGCACAGATATTGACGGCAATTATTTTGCTAAAGAGCTTAAATACCTTGCTGACAGTGGTATTAAAGATATTAAGATACTTATAAACTCCGTTGGCGGTTCTGTTTTTGACGGATATTCTATTATATCAGTAATCAATGAAATATCAGATAAAGTCAATATAACATCTAAAAATGTGGGCGTGGCTTACAGTATGGCTGGTGTTATATTAGCAAGTTGCCGACAAAGAACAGCATTAAATTACTCTACAACAATGATACATGACCCTTTTTTTAATACTAAAAAAGAGTTAAAAGCATCAGACCGTTCAATGTTAGATAAAATTACATTATCACTAAATAATATTTTAGTAAACGTAACCGGACAAACTGCCGAAACTATCACAGAAAAAATGAAAAATGAAACAACTTTTACAGCTACTGAAGCTTTAGAATTTGGATTAATTGACAATATAGAACAAATTAAAAACATCAAATTGCCTAAAAATAAATTTCTTAGAATGGTGGCTTGTGCGGATATTTATAATAAAACAACAATAAAAACAAACAAAATGAGCGAATTAAATAACATTTTAGATTTAAACGTTGAGGCTTCGGCATCGGCTCAAGTTGAGGCTGTTAAAGCACTCAAAGAACAAATTACAAACGGTATTGATGCGATTAATAACGCTAAAATACTAAAAGCCGAAAATGAAGTTTTAAAAACGGAAAATGAGACTTTAAAAAGCAAAATAGTAAACGAAAAAGCCGAAGCACTTGTGAATAAAGCAATTGAAGCCGGTAAAATAATTGAAACTGCAAAAGAAACATGGCTTAATCATGCCAAAGTGGATTTTGAGAATGCAGAAAAATTGATAAATTCTTTGTCTTTTGTTCCAAATTTGAATAAATCTTTTGAAGAGGACAAAGAGAATATTCAAGTTTTAGCAAATAAATTTGATGCAATGAGCGGATACGAAAAGGACAAATTGAATAAAAAAGAACTTGCCAAACTCGAAAAAGCTTGGTTAGCAGTTAATTAAACAATAGATATAAACTAAAAAAACAAGCAAAATGGCGAATGAAGTAACTAAACAGGTTTTTGAAAAATTAATTCAAAAAGAATTATATCCAGATTCTGAATTTTATAAAAAAGCAATAAACGGTGGTGATGCAAACGCATTAACGTATCATATACCCCAAGAATCAGCAATAAACCGACCTACGCTGGGCGGTGTGAACGGTAAGGATTACTTATTAACGGCAAACAATATGACTGCCGCAACAGCATTAACAGCGAAATATAATGTTAATACAAGTAAATCCTATAATTCTACAATTATAAAATTTCCGGAACCTATTGCATTAGAAACATTGCAGGATGCAATGTTATCTTACAATAAAGCTCAGGCATTAGCTGTTAATATGGCATCAAAAATGAATCAGGCAATTGCCGATTATTTTGCAACAGCTTGGCAACCTACTGTTAGCGATAACATAATCGCATTGACAGGAAAGGACAAAGCCGGCTCAGCGAAAACTCGCACATCAAATGTTACAGGCGGTTACGCCGGTAGTGTTTATTCTGTTGGTTATCAGGACTTGCAGGCATTAGCATTAGCGGTTGATAAGCAGAATATTGTAGGGGGACAATGGTATGTACTTTTAACACCTGAACAATGGGCTGATATTTCACAAATTGACGAAATTGAACAATATCAATTACGCGGTTTAGTGAATAAATTTGGTGCAACAGCACTCGGCAGATGGCGAAAATTCGTTTTTCTTGACAGCAGACAGTCGGACTTATGGAATGCAAACATCTTATATGATGTAACAAGCGGTACAGTACCAGTCGCTTATGGAGGAACTGTTAATACAAACTGTTTAAGCGGTTTACTTGCTTGGAATGATAAACAAGTAGTTTATCGACAAAGTAAAATGAAAGTTTTTCAAGATTTAAACAACCCGATTCACATGGCTGATTTGCGTAACATGGGAACAAGAATTGCAGCAACTCAAATAAGACTCGACCAAAAAGGCGTAGTAGCTATGTACGAAGCTAAAGCATAATATAATTTTATTTAGGTTTTGGGGTGTCGACTTTTGACACCTTTTAACCTTTTTTTAATCTAAAAATAAACACAAGATATAATGAAAAAACTAACGGAAAAAGAATTGAGATTAAAAGCATTCAATTTGTATTTTAAAGAAACTCCTCAAAGAGAGGCTATATTTGCGAACAGTTACGGACAATTTTTTGAGCGAGAAAGCGATGTAACAGCATCAATTATGGGTAACAATGAGGCAGAAGTATATTTATTTAAAAACGGCATGTTCAGAAAAGAATTTGCAAACATGAAAAAGTAATGAAAAAAGCGGAACTTGAGAATATTGCAAAAAAAGACTTTTTTGATAAAATGCCTGATTTAAAAGAAATTTTTATAAATGACAGTCTGCAAGCGTTTTATAAAGAAGAGGTTGCAAAAAAATATACGATAGGAAAATATTATAAATTTACACCGAAAAAAGATAAATAATGGTTAATTATAGCGGTATAACAGTTAATATAACAGACTCAGGGCTTGGGAGACAAAGCCCCGGCAAAGATTATTATAGTGGCTTGATTTTTCAAGCACCCACAAGTCCGGCAAGCTGGGACAGTTCAGGCATTGAGCGAGTTACAAGTGTTTCGTTTGCAGAGGCAAAAGGGCTGACCGTAGCTTTATTTCCTTTGGCACATTATCATATTTCGGAATTTTTCAGAATAACTGAAAAATATAATGTTTCGGCATTTATTGACGTTATGTTTGCTAATATAACAGCTGGTACATATGACGGTACAGAAATTATAACTTTGCAAGATAATGCAAACGGAGCTTTACGACAAATTGCTGTTATGCTTACAGATACATTTGCAGAAAGCATGGTTACTGTTAGCGATGACAAAGCTATTCTACTTGATAACGCAGGGACACCGACAAATATTTATTTATGTGCGGATATTGCAACAGCATCAACTTTAACAGATTTAAGATTGCTTGATAAAAAATGGGTATCTGTAAATATAGCACAAGATAGTGGAGGAGTTGGCGGTGCATTATTTACAAGTTCAGGGAAGTCAGTTGGTACGCTCGGCGTACAATTAGGCATAACAGCGGTCGCAAAAGTACATGAAAGCATTGGGCGTGGAACATTTGATGTTAGCGGAGGTACTGAATTACAAACTTTAGCGTTTGTCGATGGTAGTTTAATTAGTGCTTTAACAACAGCTGTACTTGTTGAACAGCTTGATAGTTACGGATACTCTATATTAGTAAATGTACCAAATAAAGCCGGTTCTTACTGGTTTAAAGACAGTCCGACAGCATCGGCAAATACAAGTGATTTTGTTAGCCAAAGATTAAATAGAGTTATAGGAAAAGCAAAACGTTTATTGTTAGAAAATTATGCACCCTACCGAGAATCACCTCTTTATATTAATCCTACAACTGGGTTTTTGACTGAAAAAACTATCCAAGAATTTACATTAATAGGGGAAAATTCTTTAAATGTACTTGCAATTGCAGGCGAAATAAGTTTTGACCAAGCGACTGGGAAGATTCCAAATAATGCAATAACAATAGACCCTACTCAGAATGTTTTAACATCAAACGAAATAAAAATAAATGCAAAAATTGTTCCGGTTGGTGTTGCATCAGCGATTACAATTACTTTAGGATTAACAACTTCTATTCAATAATATTATAACATAAAACAATGGCAAAAAAACAAGTATTAGCAGACGGCAACGGATTTCCTTTTGTAAGTCATACCTTAACCGTTTTAGGCGTGGATTTAGACAGTTGTACACAATTCTCTATTGAAATAACTCAAGAGAAAAAAGGAAACCCAGGCATGAGTTCTGAAATTGTGAGCTATGGAAGCGGCGCAAAAGAAATAACAGGCAGTATGGATATATCGGCAAAAGATATGAATAAACTTGCTATATTCAGTCCGACTGGTTTATTAACCGATTTGCCACCACAACCC